ATGACCTGCGGCGCGATGGACACGACCGGGAAGACGGAGTTCGCGTAGTTCTGAGATGCAACCGACATGAGATGTCCTTTCTTTCAGATGGGAAGAAGGGGGCGACGGATTGCCGCCCCCTCAGATGGATCAGCCGACCGAGGCAACCGTGGTGAGCACGTCCGGGACCTGGACGAGTTCCAGAGGGTTGCGGATCAGCACGTCGAAGTTCACATCTGCCTTCAGGAAGACCTGAGAGGTCGCAAATGCGCTGTTGTTGCCCACGCTGGCCTGATCGGAGGTCTGCATCTGCACGCCGCCGAACTCAAAGATGTGGATGTTGTCGAATTGGCCGAAGAAGATGTCTCCCACGGTGCCCGAAGCCGATCCCACAGTCTGGTTGATCTTGATGTCGGTCAGCCGGTTGTAGGTGTAGGGGGCAAGGGCCTCGGTGAGCTGCTTGTCGCTCAATAGGGTGTCGCCGGGCATGAAGGAGAACGCCTGCATTCCGATGGTGTCGCCGGAGTAGGCAGCGTTCCGTTCTTTCTTCATGTTCGCGATGACGTGCGGGTGGGTGACCATGGCGGCACCGGCAAGCCGGGCATTCAGGGTCGCGAGCACGTCTTCCAGGTTGGCGATGTCCGTCAGACGGAAGCGAGCGCCGGTAAGCGCCCCGCTGTACTTGTGGTCCGTGGTGGACAAGTACCACTTGGTGACCTTGGGGTCGTTCGCGATGCCGGTGGTCTCGCCGTTCGCGCCGACGCCGTAGAAAGCCTGATACTGCTGCTGAAGGGCGATGGTCTTCTGGAGGTCCTTCCACGCGATATCCACGTAGTAGGGAGCGGCGAACAGGAACGACTTGGAGATCGGCACAATGCCACCCGCCCGCCGAATCTTGGTCGTGACGCCTTCCCATCCCATGTCCGTCAGGCCCAACGCGGCATTTTCCGCGATGATCGAGGTTGCGGTCACGGCGGTCTTGCGGGGCAAGATCATCCCGGCGGTGCCAGCGGGGAGGACGGTCTTCTTGGCGCCGGCTGCGAAGATCACCTCGGGATTGGCGCGGAGGTATTCCACCCAATCGTTGGCGAGGACTTCGTTCGGAATGAAGATGCCGCCCGAAGCGTCGGATCCGTACTGCGCGGTCTTCTCGACCATCTGCAGGCCGATTTCCTTGGATTCTCCCGAGTAGCCCAGACCGGCGAGGCGAGCTTCGGAGACGTTCTTCAGGTCGCGAACGTCCACGCCCGCGAGCTTGGCGGCGTGCAGGGCCTTGATGGTCTCGCCGACGGCGGTGCGGACCTGCGTGGGCTCGGTGCCCAGGAGGTTGAATGCGGCCTTCTTCTGGGCGTGCTCGGTGACCTGCTTGGTGAGGTCGGCGAGCTTGGTGTCGAGTGCGGCGAGCTTTTCGGCCTGATTGTCTTGGCCTTCGAGCGCCTTCTTTGCGAAGTCGATTCCGCCCTTGATCTCGTCGAGTGCGGCTTTGATTTCCGGATCCATCGGATTCTCCTATTTGCTGTGAGTGGACTTGAGCTGTTTGGCTGCATCCACCACGCTTTGGAGTTCCGTGGCTTTCGCGTTTTCTTCGTAGGGCGGTTCCGGGTCGGCGTCCGAAGTGCTCGAATCGCCTTCGCTGGAATCGTCGCTCGGAATATACTTCCGGATCGTCTCGGCAATTGCGTCATTGTAGGTGAGAATCGCTTCGGCGTCCTCCTGGGTGAGAGGAAGGACGAGCCCGGCGGCTTCTTTGGCTTGGAGTCGGATTTGAGTTTTTTGAGAAACCTCCAACGCCTTCCGGCTCTCCTCCAACCGCTCGGTGGTGTCCTGCATCTGCTTGAGGATGGCCCCGAAGTCGGGTGCGACCGGAGGCACGGGTACGGAGATCGTCTTCGGACTGATCCGGACCATCGCCCGCTCCACCATGTCGATCAGGTATTCGCTCTCGGAGCCCTGGAGCGCAGTCATGTCGCCTTCGGTCAGGACGCGGTCATGAAATGCCTTTGCGACGGCTTCGACCTTGGCGCGGGCGTTGGCCCCGATCCCCACGCAGGAGACTTCCTTGAGGAGCGCACCCTCCCAGATGCGCCAGACCTGTTTCCCAAACTTGGCTTTGTCGGCTTCGTCCGGGTAGCGGGTCTTCGTTGGGATAGCCCCGATGGAGCAGTCCGTCAGGATGCCTGCTTGGACCATCTTGAAGCAAGCCTCGGCAAGCCCGTTCGGGGCGATGTCGGCGGGCAGGTAGAAGCAATCCACCAAGAGCTGACCATTCATCGCACCTGCATTCAGGCCACGCGCGACCATGGCTTCAACGCTGTGATTGTGGTCGGCGAACATCGCAGGATTGGAAAGCCACTCCTTCACGTCCCAGCCGTCAGCCAGGATCACGTCGTCCATGGAGTCCATCGTCTCGTCCGATGCGATGTACCGGACGAACCGCTTGCACGCATCCTCAACGGACACGCCAGAGATACCGCGTGCGCCCAAAAGCTCCTCGATCCTTGCGGGGTCGGGAGTGACGGAGAGGGCTTTGGTTCCGAGCTTCTGTTTCATGCGTTACCCCGCGACAATTACACATCTGCAGTTGATGACCTCGGAGGCATCGCCACTCGGGTCGTGAGGGCGCTGGAGCCCGTTGGAAAAGGGTTCGTCCATCTTGATCGCGCCGTCTGCTTCGGCTTGCGAGTGCGTTGGGCGCGTGTGGCTGTCGTGCATGGAGGACCACCGCTTGAGTGTGACGCCCTCAGCCTTCATGATCTTGGCCCGGTAGTCGCCCATGACCGCGCCCACTTCGGTGCGTGCGATGGTGTTGGCTCTGGCGAAAGCCTTGTCGAAGACGTGCCCTGCCTCGGTGCGAAGCGCCTGGGCAATCTGGACCGGCTGCGGCATGGGCTGGCGCGAGAGTTCGGCGGTCAGCACGGATTGGAGCTGGCGACGGACGGTGTCATCCACCTGGATCGCGTCACCCAATCGGCCAAGAGCAACGGCTCGGTGCTGTTCGGGAGGGAGGGAGAACCACGAATCAATCGCGCCAAGTTCCTTGCCCATCTGCTCTTCGGTCGCCGTCTGGACATCCCCAAAGATCGCACGCCAGCGGTTTTGAAGATCGGAGACCGCCTCGCCCTCGCTCGGGAACATCTGGTTGAAGTCGGAAGGCGACGGGAGGAATGGATCCTCGGAGGCTTTCCATTCGATCACGACAGAGATGTCTTTTGCCGCCCTGGACTCCTCGTCCATGTGCTTGCCGGTCTTCAGGAAGCTATTCAATCGCTTCAGGAAGTGTCCTTTCCACCGCTTCATCGACTTGGTGGTGGTCTGAGCAATCGGAGCCTCGAAGGGGGTCACGCACTTTTCCCATGCTTGTGCCGCGATGATGCGCCGTTGCTTGTCGCCGTGTGCCTTGAGTGCGACCAGAGCGGACTTTGCCGCGCTCTTGGGTTTGGACTTGGGCGGCTCTTCCTTCGCTGGCTCAACCTTGGCAGGCGGCTCGTCTGGAGCTTTCCCAGGAGGCGCGGGCGGCTGTTCGCTGGCTCGATCCTCCTTGCGGGCGGCTGGGTCGGCAAGCTGGAGCGTGTTCGGGATGTAGGCGGTCGTCTCGCCCCACTTCTGGGAATCAATCGGGATGCCCACGCGCCGAAATGCCTCATTGCGAGGGACGCCCGCCGCAAGCATCTTCGTCACAGTGTCGAGTCGTGTGTCCATCAGGTCCGCAAAGCTCGGGAGCGTGTACTCCAAGAAGGCCAGCCGGTACTTGAGGCCGCACCGCTCGAAGAACTGCGATTCCCATGTGCGTTCGTCGGATCGAAAGGCGGGGATCACCGTCTCGGTCAGGTAGGATGCCCGGACGGTGGCCGCGCTCGCCTTGTTGCTGCTCTCGGTGATGCCGAGGAGCAATTCAGGAACGCCAAGCGCCATGAAGACTTGCCAGCACGCTTCCCGGAACTGTTGGGCGGACACAATATCCTTGATCGACAGTGGGGCAATTGTGTTGATGTTCCACTTGCCGCCAGACAGGACGGCGGGCTTCCCTGCGTTGTAGGTGCCCCCATACTTCGACGCCCATTGCGCTTGAAAGTTGCGCCGGTCGTCGTCCTGCATATCCGCCTCGGTCGAGATCACCAAGCCGGGGCGGGCGTTGTTGTCCAGGATCGTGCTGGCGTAGTTGTCCACGCGCATCTGGGTTGTTGCGGGGTCCAGTGCGATCCCCGCCGCCGCGATCAGCTCAAAACGTCCCGACGGGTCTGGGTCCATCTTGACTACGCATTGATGGTTCTCGACGCGCAAATTATTGAGCTGGGAATTCTCCCATCCCTCAGTAGCGAACGCGGAAAGGTTCATGGTCCCAGCGGGCCGGATGCGCTTCCACCCGGCGAGCGGGAACGGGATCATCGTGTCCGGGATCTCTCCTGGATTGATGAGCTTCCCATTGCGGAACATGACGACGATGTAGCCGCCATGACAAAGGAGGTAGGCTTGGAGGAGTTGCCAGAAGCCCGCGCCATCCATGATGCTGTTCGGGGTCCGGAAAAGCCTTGCCACCGGATCCGAATCAGCCATCTTGATCGGGTCGATTGAATCCTCGCCACGCGCAAAGAATGCCATCCGTGCGCTTTCGTATTGCTTGATCCGCATCCGGAGGGCGGAGTAGACGAGAACGGATTGGGAATAGATCCCGCGCCCGCCAATGAGATTTCCTTGCGCGATGGGCGGCATCAGGAAGCCGGGGTCAAGGTTCGGGACTGGCGAGCCAGCCTTCTCCTGGATTCGTTGCGACTGCTTGCCGCGTCTGCTCATCGGGGCGCGGAGAACCTGACGAGCTGCGCCCGAGTGGTCTCGCATGACCGGCCAATCACATCAGAAAGGTCGAGATCGTGGCCGTTGTTCTTTTTGATCTCAGCCTGGAGCGCCTTGACGCTCTTGAGTGCGGCGGGACTGATCTCGATGGTTTTCGCTTCGGCCATGATGCCCCCGTTTGGGTTTTTTGAGAATATAGCTTCAAAGCGACCAGCCTGCGCGGGGCTTCGCAGAGATCATTGGTTCGCACGCATACCGCACCGCATCCCACCCGTGGTTGTTCTTGTCCACAATATCCGGCAGAATGTCGCCGGACCTGGGATCGACCTTGTAGGAGTAGAGCCGGGCCTCCTCTGCCATATCAGGGCAGTCAGGATGGATCACTATGGCATTGTGCGACCGGATCCATGCCACTCCATCCTCGATTGACCCCGCCCACTTCTTGACGCCAACGGCACGCGGGTAGCCATGGCGCGATAGGTAGGAGATTGATTCAGGCCTTGAGCAGTCGCACCGGAGCACGCGGTCCACGCACCCCGGCAGCGTGTCCAGGAGTTCGGGATACTTGTCGATGTCCAGTGGGCGCCCATCTTTCGACCGGGCCTGCCGTCGGATCCAGAGATTCCCCTCACCAAGGTGGACCTCGACGGCGAAGCACGGATCCTGCGAGAAGCCGAAATCCATTCCGAAGTACGGGCCATCCCACTCAGGCTTCGGCTCGAAGGATTCGACGCGGTACTTCTTGGCGAACACCTGGGCATCGGAGTTCTTGAGGAACTTTCCGCCCCAAATCCAGGCGGCACGGTCGGGGTCGGTCTGGTAGGACAGCGCTCGTTCGGCGAACATCTCCTCGGTTGCCCATGGATTATCGTCAAGGCTCATTTCGATAATTAGGGTATTCGGATTTCCGCGCATCATCTCCATGCGCCGATTCACTGGATCGGATTCATTCTCTGGATTGAACAGGAAGAAGCACATCGATCCCGCATTCCGAAGAACGGTCGGGATTAGCTTATCTAATGATGCTTGCGATGCGGCTTGCGCTTCATCGATTACGAATCCATTTAGCCCCTCTTTTGATTTAAGGGAATCGAGATTCCGATATAATCCACTGAATGTTACAAGGCCCCCATTCGAGTGTCGAATCTCCGTTTCTAACGCAGTGAATTCTTTCGTTCCACTCTGCCCCATCTCCTGGCGCTCGATCTCATCGCGTAGAGATAAGTGCATGGAATCGCGGATGGAGTTCTGGATCTCGCGACAGAAGAGCCAGCGCATGGGCCGCTCTCGCATCCTAGCCAGAACGTAGCTGGTCATGCTGCGCGACCGCCCACCGCCGCGCCCCCCAGGGATGAAGACGAACGTGTAGTGCGGCCACTCGCCAGCGTCATTCGGGAGAAGCGGCTCGAACTTCTCAGGGAATGTGAAGTTAGGCATCTCGCTTCGGCGGACGGACGACGGTGATTGTCGTGGCCGCTAGAATCAAGGGCTCACCATTCGCGCCTGAAAGCTCTGTTTTGTCCGTGAACAGCTTTAAGTGCTTCCCTAGAAGCTCATTCGCTTTCGTCGCGCCGATTGCGTCAAATGTCCAGATATGATTTCCGTCCGCATCAACCTTTTGTTCCATCTGCTTTTCTTCGCGGTCGAATTCCATTACCGGCGCACGCTGAAGGCACCTTTCGGAAATCTCGACAAGATTATTCAATACATAATCCGCATTTAGATTGACCCGTTTCGATCTCGCTTTGAATGCAGATTCGATAGCTTCGGCTATGTCAGGTTTTGACAAGTTTTCCGAACCGATTTGTCGAGCCGTCTTTTCTTGGTATCCAGCGCGGATTGCGGCCTGAGTTGCGTTCAGGTCCACAAGGTATTCCGCGACGAACATCTCCTGTTTGGCGGTCAGTGCCATCGTCCCCCAAACATACACTCTCGCGCCGGGATGCGCTAGTCGTCCTCCGCGTAGATCTCGATCCGGATCCTCGACGGCATCCGAACAGCATCCACCAAAGCGCCACGACCGACTATCACGGCAGATTCGCGGGGGAATGGTTCGATCTCGCTGGGATCGGATTTTCCGGTGATGAACTGATGGAATCGCCCGGTATCAGAGATCCATGCCGCTCCGATGAAAACCAACTCCTGCGGGGTCACCTCGACCAGGACGCCATGGATCGCCATGGTGACGGTGCGGACGAAATACGCCTTTCCGATCTCCCACGGCCCTTCTTTGCGGGGTTCGTAAATGGGTTTGATCGAGTCTTCGCGGACGTACTTCACGTCATCGATCATCATTGTTTCGGGCTTGCTCATGTCGATTCTCCTGATTTACTCCCTCGCCGCCTGGACTCTGAGGCGCGAACCATTCCTTGCGGAAGCGAGTCCAGACGGCTTAGGATGACTTGATTTCCGGCGGTTCGCGTCGTCGGTGTGGATTGAACTTACCGCTGTGGCTCGGGGAAGTCAAGGATTTTCCGCAGGCGGTCCAGATCCACCCCATCCTCCACCCAGAGGACCCGAGGCCGTAGCTCCTCGATGCCTCTCCTTGGCGCTGCGGAGGGGGTAGGAGGGGTCGGGGCGGTCTGAACGTCGCTCATGCCATCTTCCTTCCTCTCCAGGACGCCCAGGCCATCGGGATAGCCGCGCTACCCTGATCCTCCTTGAGCCGGTCCATGATGCGCTCCCCTGCTGCTGCCTTGATCGCGTCGAGCCCGAGGT